ATTAAAAACATTTGCGTTATAAGGAGCATTTCCATCAATTCCTTTTAACTTGTCTACTAAAGCATCAACTACTTTTTTTCTTGCTGTTCTATATGTTGATGCCATTATACTCTCCTAAGTGTAAATTTCATTTGAAGTTTTTCAGCTGCAATTTCTCTTATACTTCTTTCTATCAACGGTCTTGGGTCATAACTTGCTGAATATCTACCTCCAACTTCAAAGGTTTCATATGGATTTTTTTGGTATGTATAGTCCATATGCAATTGACCGTTTTTAATATTTGCATTTACTACTTGTGCTGATTGTGCAAATCTACCTGTTCTATTTTCAAGGGTAGGTCTACCCATATTCTTTTCTACTTCTTGTGTTAATCTTGAATTTATAAAGGCTCTAATTGTAAAAGCACTTTCATTAAAATTAACTCCTTTTTCAGCAGGTTGAGGAGAAGTATTTAAACTGATTGGACCTAGACCTCTTATTTTATGTGTTGTCTTTTTATTTTCCCACTCAGCTGTTTGTGTTTTTGAAGTATTATTTCTATTTTTGCCTTTTCCTTTATATTTTGTTCTATTTTTTGCAATTCCTTTTCTATATAAAGGTAGTAGAGATTTATCCATTACTAAACCTCTTGCAAGAGCTTCTACAAATGAGTCTGAACCTTCTCTTTGTGTAAATCCTTGTGCACTAGCTAATGAAATTTCTTTTGTTAACTCGTCTTGGATATATCTTCTTAGATCCCCTAAAACTTTTCCTATATCTCTGGCATCTTCTCCCGAAGTTTGATTTTGAACTTGGTTTTTAAACTTACTTTCTAAATCTGTTTTAACGACAAAAGTACTATTAGGTTTTCTTACTAAAGATCCGTCTCCTGAAAAAACTACAAACTTATCTACTGCATTAAGATTTAAATTAAATTTACTTAAATCTTGTTTAATTTTTCTAGCAATTTCGTTTTTGACTTTAGAGGCATATTCTATATCTCCTCCTTCGTCTCCTGCTCTTTTGTACCTATCATCATCTAATGATTCTGCTGCTTTTACAAAGGCACTTCCAGCAAGTTCTTTTACTGATTCTCTATGTCCTATATCGAATAAAGCACCAGGACTTTTTACTGAAGCTCCTGCTTTTTGTAATATATCTAAAAATTGTTTTGCTTCTCCAGTTGCAAAAACTTCATCTAATACTTGTTTTTTAAGTTTTGCAAGTTTACTATATACGTCTTGTACTGCATCTTTGTTTAATTCATACAATAATATTATTTCATTGTCTGTTGAAGTAACTGTTAAAGTATAGTTTTTTTCATTTACATTAACAATACTAGCAAAAGTTTTAAAAATTTTCTCTGCAACTTTATCTTTTAGTCTAATTAATTCTGGAGAAGTTACTATAAGTTCTCTTTTCCCTTGTAATCTTTTAGAAGTTTGAATTTCTCCTAGTTCTTTTTTTATTGTTGCTTTGTCAATTTTAAATTCATGACTAAACTTTTTTACAAACTTACGAAAAGGGTCCTTAGAACCCCCTTGGTCGGCTCCAGGCGGTTTAAATATTGCCTTAAATATTCTTTCAAAATCAGTATTTAATTGTTGTAAAGCCATTACTTGTGTACTTTATAAAAATCAAGTATTCGTTTAATATGGTCTGGGAACCCAATATTCTCTTTCAGACTTGTAGAAACTTGATTCTGTATCGAAGCACCTGCGATAGTTAGTCTGTCTTTTCTTTCATCTTTTAAATAGTATTTTACTAAATCAAAACATGCTAGTTTTAAATCTTCTGGAGTAGATGAATACCCTGCGGTATACACTACTTCTACTGCTTTTCTTCCTTTTGGAAAGAAAGCGTCTCCAGTTGCTGTTGTTCGATAAATAGTATCTCGCTCAGTATCGATAGTATACTCATACTTCCCACTGCCGTCAGAGTTACCAGTTATCAAAGTTATATAACTGTCTGCTTGTCCTGCTCTTTCTTTTACAGAAGTTACACTTACTAGAGGACTTTCGTCTACTAGAATTGCATTGGTGTAAGTGTCATAGATATCAAAATATTCTGTTTTACTTGTAGAATAATAATCTATGATACTAGTCCCGCAGTAAGTTTTTACTGCTTGACTTATAGCTGGTATAATAACATTTATTTTGGCATCCTCACTAACACCTGTGAGTCCTGCAAAATCTTTGTACTGTTGTATTGTTATTAAATTTGCCATAGTTAAAAAGTGGGGCGATAGGCTCGCCCCAAGCCATGTTATCCGTTAAGGGATCAATTATGCTGATTTGTACATAAATGCCCACTTAGAAGTTGCACCATCGATAAGATCAATGAAGCCAAGTCTTTGTGAAGCTACAAGTACTCTTCTCTGATTAGCTACTTCGTAATCTGACTCAACAGTCACACCACGTAGTCTTGGCATCACATAGTTTCTTGTGTAGACAGCTACTGCACCAAATTTTGCTGCAGCTTTTGTTGCGAATTCGTCACAGAGTAAAACTCTTGATCCGAATACCTGTCCGATTTCACCAGAAAGTTTTGTTGCCAAATCGCCAACTAGGTTAGCATCTTGGAATTCAGCGTCTTCTAGCAAGTTGTAATATACGTCTTGTGATACGACATAAACTACGTCTTGTGGGTTAACGCCATATTTACCCATATTCTTTCTTAAAGTAAGAAGGTCAGCGGCTGTTACAGAGTCAGAAGCTGAGAAAGTTCCTGCTGGCTGTGTGTAGTCACTGTCATTTCTTGCTAAGTGTAATAGACCTTCAAAAGAAGCACCGCCAGTACCGAAAGCACCGTCAGCATCGTCACCTGCTAGAATAGCATTCTCGATGGCTCTTGCGTGTGATCTTACCATTGATTCTCTGATTAGAGGAAGAATTGGTAAAATTGCATCTTCTTCAGTTTCATTACCTAAGTATGATTGTGAAATAAGTTTCTTGGTTGAAAGAGTTCTTTCAGTCATAGTTACCCCACCGAATGGTGCGCCATAAGTGTCGCCTCTTTCAGCTAAGTTACCTGTTGGTGATGAACCAGAAGCTGTTTGACCTGAAGCGAATTCAGCGTAACCACTATCTGGTAAAATTGGGATAATCATGTTTGCAGAAGTCATGGTGATCTCTCTAAATAGAGGGGCCAAGACTAATTCATTTTGAATATCTCTTTCGATATTTGTTGAAACAACTTGCTCGAAATCAGCAGATGAAACGCTTATACCTGAGTGTGCGTTTACTTTTTGCATAATATCTTTAGCATATTTGTTTTCCCAGCCTTTGCCTGTGGCAAGACCAGCAAATTTTGCATCAATAATATCTCTTTCAAAAGCTTTTTTCCAGTCGCCTTCACCTTTTCTATCAGAGAAAACTCTTTTGCTTTCTCTAATTTTCATGATTTCTTCTGATTTTTCTGCTAATTGAGCTTCTAAAGATTTGACCACTGACTCTAAGTTAGAGTAGTTGGAGTCAAGTCTTTTCTCAACATCTTGCATCAATTTTTCAGCGCCTGATAGTCCAGCTTGAACTATAGTTTTTTGCTCTTCTTGTTTTGCTTCCTCAGCGGCTTTTTGAACCTCAGCTTCTTGAGCAGCTTTTTCAGCAGCTTCCTCAGCAGCTTTTTGCTCAGCAGCCTTTTGCTCGGCTTGTTTCATTGCGATAGAAGCAGCAGTATCTTCTGCAACTTTTTTAGCAAATGCTTCAAGATCGAACTCGGGTTTGCTTACAGGAGCTTGTTTTTCATTTGACATATTAGTCTCCATTTCTTGGGCTATTGCCCCGTTTGGCTGCTCAATTTCAACAGCGTCTGCTGAATCGTTTGAGTTAGCCTTGTAAAAAGATTGCTTATACTTATTATATGCTTCCATAGAATCAAAAGACTTTGCCATTCCAAAGGTTGCCCCTTGGTTGCAAGGTACTGATACTACTGAAACTTCAAAAAGTTCCGCGTCCTTTATTCTGTATCCATCGGTCTCTGTCATGTAGTCAGCATCCTTAACACGGAAACCGACAGAAAAAGCCCCAAGGACACCATCTTTAATTAGTTGTGTTACATCACCTGCAGCTTTAGATATCTTTGCAGATATTTCTAAACCTTGATCTGTAACTTTTAAATCTTTTGCTCTACCGATTGGTTTATCGTAGTTGTGATTGAAAAGAATAATTGGATTATTTTTAAAGTTTTCTAAACCGCCTTTAGTCCATGCTTCTGTTTCAATAATGTCTCCAGCTCTATCTATACCATTTGTGCTAGCAGAACCTTTGATTTCGACTCCTCCATCATCAGTTTCACCCAATGATTTAAAAGTGCTAGTCCAGTGATAGATTTTATTCGACATCTTCTTTCTCCGCTTTCTTAGCAGGTGCTTTTTTAGCTGCTGCTTTTGGGGCGGGTTTTGGAGCTGGTGCTGGTGCTGGAGCTACTTCTACTGGATGTCTTTTTTTCATCGCAGATAGTACTCTTGTCCAAGAACCAAATGCTCTTCTTAGAAGATAGTCTTTAACTGGTACATCATTTCCAAACTCTTTGTAAGTAGGTAGATCCATAGTTTCTACGCCCTTTTTAACAAAGAACTCAGATAATGCTTTTGCCATCATATCTTTTGTCATATTAATTTCCTTCGCTTGGGGGAGTCTCTTCTGGTCTTCCGCCCTGTTCTGGATTTGCTGCGGAACCTGCTATGTTTGCAGGAACTCTTGGTTCATCAAATCCTGGTACTGGATCTTTTCCTAGCGCATCCCTTGCTTCATTTGGGGAAATAATTCCTGTATTTACAAGAGTGGCATAGTAAGCTGCTTGGTCTCTTAATTCTGGTTGTAAAGCAGGTATTCCTGTTACATCTTCAGAAAGCTTAAAACCAAAGAATCTTTCCAATCCGTATTTTAGTTTTCTAACAATAGGTAACACAGTTTCTAAGTAATAAAGTCTGTGGTTTGGTCGAATATTCGCATTATTACCACCATCAAAAAGAATTGGTGGAATACCCATTGCTTCTAGAATAATTCTTTCATTTGCTTTAATAGACTCTTGGAAGTCTAATTCTTTAAAGTTAATATTTGTTAAACTATCAACTGTTAAACCACCATCAAGAATAAGGGGTCTACGACCTCCTGTATTTGGATTATATCTCATACTCCATGCTTGTAACATTCTTTCTTTAATTTTTTCAGAAAGTGTATTCGGTGACTTAAGTACTAATCCTGGTACTGCTCCATTTTTAAAGAAGTTATCTTGAAAGTTTCTCATGCTAGCTAATAGTTGCATTGTTCTAAATGCTGGTTTTAGTCTAGGAACTCCTCGATAAATGGAATTAAAACTGTTTTCTTTTATATGTATAATCTCATTTACTGAATAATCAATGCTATTATCATATACGAACTTTTCAATATAAGTATCTGTATCACTATATATTGTCATCTTATCTGCTGGAAGATGATACAAATGAGCACCATCAAAATAAATAAATATATTTCCGTCGATAAGTAAATCTATTACAAGATT